GGACCAGAACGAGCGCGAGTGGTTCTCCAAAACTCATCACGACATGCTCATATACCAGGTTCAGACCACCCCTGCTCAGCCTACATCTCTACAGGAACTCGCATTTAGCCACCCTATAAAGTTTCTCGCTTTCCAAGCATCTCCTTATACAAGGGAGAATCAGACACTCAAGATTCAGGTGAATGGAGTGGATCTGGGGATTGAAAAATCACTTCCTCAGTACACGACCATAAATCCATACTACCACACCCAGTTCGGATATGACCCGTCCATTCCATTTCTTTCCAATCTCGCCGTTGTACCATTCTGTCTCGACACAACCAAGCTTCAACCAACCGGAACTCTCAATTTTAGCAGAATCGACACATTCCGGATCCTCACACAGAGTCAGGGTACTCTTCTTGCATCGACACCAATTTCGAATATAATTCCAGCCGTATCCACAAGTGGGGCGGCAAGTCTTATTTATGGAGTCAATTACAATATTCTTCGGATACGTGATGGTATGGCTGGTCTACTTTATTCTTCGTAAGGAGTAGTGAATGCAGTTGCTACAAGAAACACCGGAACTGCATGAAAGTCCAACCTTGCACCCTTTCAGAAGTCAATTCAAAAGACACACAGAATTTTCGATGATTGATATACAACAAAATATAGTAAACAATACAGTAGAGTTTTCAAAGTATGGAGATGTTCTCATGTATTCATATCTGTACTCTGATTATTTACTCGTAGATTCATCATTCACATGGTCCTCTTATATATCAACTATAGACTTTTATATAGGGGAGCAACTAGTAAATAGTTATGACATTGATTATATTGTTAATATCTACCCCCAATTTATAGTAGAAACGTATTCCCATTCGGTGTATTCTCAAAATTCATTCTTTCTACCGATTCCAATTCCAAGAATTCCAATGTGTTCACTAAGGTATACCAAAGTAAAACTGGTTGTGAATTTTATAAAAAGATTACCAAATTACAAATGCTTCTCAATGTACTCTCTTGTATCTGATGAGGACAAGAAGTTTTTAATATCAAATCCACACGATATTATTATACACCAAACACAATCCAAATCGATAAATACAGATGGATCCATCATATTGAATCATCCGATCAAGTTAATCTATTCAGACAATATATCAACGGATAAGTATGTATTGAATGGAACCATATTCGATATTCCAAATACTCAAATCTATTACACTTGCAGATTTTTCAAAAATCAATTCCAACAATCCAGCTCCATAAAACTATTAAAAACACCGATTAACTTGCCAAATAGTGTAACAAGCACAGTCGTGGGAAAATTAATATATATATTCCCAGAGACTGGCAATTATTACCTGATTTTTAACTCTGTGAATGAAACATTTACACAGAAAACAATTGGTCAAACATTACAGTTTACATATTCTGTACTTGATTCTGGAGTTGTATTAGCATGTGGTGAGAGATCGATATGTGTTATTAATCCGTCTACTGGTACAGATATAATAAGTACTTTCTCAGTAAATCTTATTGGAGTATTTTATGCCACAATTATATCCGGAAAAGTATATGCATTCGGTAAGCGAATCTTCAACTCCTGTCTATTGAATGGGACATTAGATCTTAGTGGAAGAGTATACAATAATACAGAAACAAACTTTGCTTATGCGACCAAGAGTGGAAATTTAATCACATTTTACACGACCGATGGAAAATTTAAAACAAATACATACAATGTGACGATTGATACTCCTTTATCAGTATTCAATCTGGTCAATCCGATTGTAGAGACCCAGTTTAAGTATGTATCATCAGCTATACAAATTAATAATTTAGTTTATTATACTCCAATGTCTCCAACTGATAACTTACTCATTACATTAAATGATGAAATACTACAGAGTATAAATATAGGATATGGAATAAGCTCCGGAGTATTCAATGATGCAAAATCCGTATATCTGTGTCCAATTGGTGCTGTTTCAGAAATTTTAAAATTTGATATCGTTTCAGTACTGAGTCTGGCTCTTTTCTTCTGTCTAAATTCAAATTCCCAAAATCCATCCGGATCTTTAAATTTTAGTCGAGTAGATTCATTTTCATTTCCGGGCATTTACTCAGGAACCTTGAATGCTGTAAATTATAATATTTTACGCATCGAAAATGGATTTGGAAGTATTTTATACGCCTCTTAATAATGTCAAACCCGTGGGTCATAGCCGCTCTCCTTGTATTCATAATTTTGATTAGTTATTCTCCTAGATAATTACAGGATGGATGTTATCCAAAAAGCTATTGCAATACCAATGATTGACACGGGAGATGGTAATCCCCAGTTTTTATTGGTACATGATAAGAGATATCGAGAGTGGACATTTGTAACTGGTGGGTGTAGAGTTCGCGAAACTTACAATCCACTCAAATGTGCACTTCGCGAACTCGAAGAAGAGACCAGGGGTATACTTGTTATAAAAAAGGGAAAGTATAATTACTTTAGGTTTCCGGCCGAGTTTAGCAGTGTCGAAAAGGCTATGTATCACGTATATATATTCCACATCAGAATGAATACAGATGAACTTACTTATATTGTTGAAAAGTTCCAGGAGGAGAAAAAAAAGATGGATACAAACCAGGTTTCATTTCGTAAAAACTATGACGAGAATGACAACTTGAAATTTGTGGACATGGAGGAGCTAAAAAAATGCTCAACTCTGTGGAAACTAATAAGTGATAATGTATTGAACAACCACGAATTTCACATTGCTATCAAGGGTCACCGAATTCGAGATTTCCACATTATTTAATTGTGGATACTATTTAGAATGACAAGAACGAATAAGGAGATTATACAGCAAATAAACAGACTCTCAGGCAATGACCGTACAGAGGAACTGAAAAACTTGCCGAAATACAAACTTATGCTTATACTCGAGGATATTCACAGAGATGAGGAACAAGAAGAATTACGTGATTTCTCATCTCGCATGGGTCTAAAAAATAAGTGAGCTTAATATAAAATGGAAAAGTGGTCCACTCAAGGATCTATGTTCTCACACGTGTCAATGAACGGTTCAAGTAGTTTGTTTGTTCCGTCACTAGATGTCGCTGAATTCTTTAGTGAATACATTAACCAAGTAAAGAATGGCAATAAACTTTACTTGGTTGAAGCAAAGACGAAACTGTTCAAGTTCTTTATGGACATAGACTACATCTCAGATGATAAACTGACACACGAGTCGATTATAGAGATTGCTAAACGGATAAATACCTGCATCCCAGGTAAATGCCTGATATCTATATCTAAATCTTGTAAGAAGAAAGATCGTATAAAGTCTGGTATACATTTACACTGGCCAAACATGATTGTCACTAAGAAAAAGGCACTCGACCTAAGACTAAAAGTTCCAGAGGATTTGATTGAATTCGTCGATGAGAGTGTATACAAGGGATCTGGGCTCAGAATGCTCTGGTCATTCAAAAAAAATGGAGATTCAGCATACACTCCATTCTACGATTTAAGCTCAGATTCACCTCTTAGCTCGGATCCATCAGTAGAACTCTTAAAACTCTTTTCAATTCGCTCAGAGTTTGATGAATTATTCTCGGAGGACCAAGATGACCTCGTGATAAATGAGGGGTGTCATATTTCAACATTCATCCGACAGAATTTCAAGGGTCAAGAGAATCTTATAATCAAGAAGATGAAGAATGAACCAAATAAGATTACGATTCAGACAAACTCGCATTTCTGTGAGAAGATTCACACGAACCACAAGTCAAACCACGTATTCTTTGTAATAGATAAAAAGAACTTTACGATTTTCCAAAAGTGCTTTGATTCAGAGTGTGCCAAGTTTGAAAGTCGTCGAAGAAGGTTATCGCCCACAATTAAGGAAATAATAACCTCCAATATAAATGTATGTAACTCGTTCTGGGAGGACAGTTAAGAAGCCCGAGCGGTACACACCAGATGAAAAGGTTGAGGATGATTTTGAGGATGAGGAGTATGATTCTACAGAGTCGGATGTATCATCAGACATCTCTTATGATTCCGAGGATGATTCATCAGAATCCGATGCAGATGATAACGGAAATCTCAAGGACTTTGTAGTCGAGGAAAATCCAGATGAAAATAATGACGATAAGAAAGTAGATGGAGGCAACGATGACACCATTAGCGATGCCGAGTCCACCACAGCCGATAACGATTCAGAATGAGATTGAAGAATACGAAGAACCACAGGAGCAGAGGCGCTGGGATTATTCGTATCCACCAGAGCCGCCTCAGCAGCCAGAAATGATGGATAGAAATGTGATGATTATGATTTTTATAGCCTTTATCGCAGGCCTTTTACTCGGTAAAATTATGAACCCAGTCATACTACGTAATTAGATACATAGGAATCTTCGTTGAATCATTAGGTCCAAATGTGCCTTGTGGACCAGCCATAAGTCTGGGGACTGGTTCATTTAAAATTTCATTCAACCGGTCCCCGTTTATAAGCTCTTGAAATACATCAGTAGGGGTATCCTGCTGTATTTCTGGTGACTTTTTAGATATTGTATATAGATATAACCCAAATACCGTGACTAGAATTATTGTGATTATGTTCAAAGCTACAGAGAACATCCTTACTCTGGGATGACATTATTTCTGAGACGCCAATTCTGTCTCTCCTTCATCTCACCCTCGATGATATCATTTGCGCGCTTAACAAGCTCCTCAATTGGTGTATCCGGCTCCTCCTTACGAAGACGCTCAACAATCTCGGATGGATGGGAAATTGGTGGCTCATCTGGGCGATTGTAAAACTTGGAATTCTCGTCGCCGGGCTCTATGTAGCTTGTCTTCTCTGTCATGTCCTTCTTACGCTTCTCAAACATCACCTTGGCCTGCTGCTGATTCTCGCGATACTGGGTCATAATCTCCTCAAGCTTCTCCTCCTGGTAGTGGACATCGTTAATTGCATCACGGTCAGGTGGGATCAGAAGCCACTTGTACATGTCAACAACGTAAATGTCGAAAGTTCCATCCTCCTTCTGAAGACGCTTTGCATGAGAAGCAGCCTCATCCTTTGAATTGAAAACTCCTCGAATCTTCAGTCCAAACTTGTCATTCTTCTGTGGAAGATCTGGACCAACAAGGCTGATGAGGGCAAAGAGCTGACCTGGGACAACAGTGAGATCCTGCTCAAGAATACCAGAAGCCATTTAGAATTTAGAAGCGATATTACTTTAAATGGATTTACGCAAGCTGCATAACGCCAACAAGAGGGATTTTATAAACAATGTGGTGAAAGAAGGACAGACTATTCTTGATGCTGGATGTGGGTGTGGTGGTGACATTATGAAGTGGGGACACAATAAGGTTGTTGTATACGCTTGCGACCCAGACCCAGCATCAATAACAGAGGCTCGAAAAAGATCAAAAAATCTCAAACAGAAGGTTCATTTCTTCAATGGTGACATTTCCAAGACACCTGTCAAAGAATACGATGTCATTTGTTATAATTTTTCCATTCATTACATCTTTGCAACTGAGGAATTATTCATGAAGACAATCAAATGCATATCAGAGAGAAGCAAAATTGGTACAAAAATCATCGGGGTCGTTCCTGATTCCGATGAGATTATTATGGCACCAACGTTTACAAGGGACCACCTTGGAAATGAATTCATCAAAGGAAACCTCACTGGGGAATTTGGAGACCTCGTCAAGTTTAATATTGCTGGTAGCCCATATTACAAAAATGGACCAGTTACAGAACCAGTATGTTACAAAGATTTGCTCATCACATATCTCGAGCGCGAGGGTTTTGAGCTCGAGACTTGGACTCCGTTTATAAGCTTCACAACTGGATGTATATCCGACATGTATTCAAAGTTTATATTCTGTCGTATAAGATAAATGGATGATGTTCTCGTATGGATCCTGGGTATTCTGTGCTTGCTTGTTGTAATAAATACAACAGAGGATTCTAGAATGAAAACTCTGAAGAGTAATTATTATTCATTTGTAGATGAACTTCCAGAGAATTACAAAAAAATTAAAAATCATTCAATCATAACTGGAACTTACAAGGGAGACATAGGTTCTAATGTGAACAAGGGGAGCGAGAT